AGAAAAATATCCTGTAGTTGTAGCTAATATAGGAGGATCAGGAAACATTATATTAGGTACTGATGCAAATAAAATTAGTAAAGATTTAAAATCAGGAGCAGGTTATCTATTTGGGTATGAAGGTAAAAATAGAAAAATTCCACATAGTACATATGCTAGTGATGTAAAAGGATTTTTACCAAGTATTACTGTTTCTCAAGAAGGTAAAACTTTTAGCGAAGGTAGTTATAGAGTAAGTATAACTATGAGAAGAGTAATGCCTTTAGAACCAGGTATGCCTACGTCACCATTAATTAAATCATCTACACAAGTTCAATCTAATGAAGTTAAAAAAGGTGTAGAGATAAGTTCTAATGCTAAAGGATTAGCAGCAGCTCTTACAAATCCTACAGAACTTGCTAAATCAAAAGGTAATCTTACAGAGTCTTATCCTGTTAATTTTAATGGTAAAACTTATAGAGATGCAGAAGCAGCTTATCAAGCATTAAAATCTACTGCTACAAAAGATGAAGGTCCTAATAGTACTTATAATTTAATGGTAAAGATTATTAAAGCTAAACTTGAACAACATCCAAGATTAGTTAGTGAGATTACAAAACAAGGAGGTTCTGCTTGGATATTATCTTCTACTCATCAACCAACTAAACAAAATAGCGTATGGGAAACAGGTGGTAAAAATTGGTTTATTAAGTCTCTTAATGATGCCTATTTATCTATTCAACAATCTAACGAAGATAATGAAACTGAACAACTTGATAACATAGTTGCATACGGTGGTAAGAATTTTATTGTTGAAGGTAGTTTTGAATCTGGTAATGCAACTGTATTTTTTACTAAAGGAGATGGAACAAAAGGTGCAGAATTAACTTCTGATAAACCTTTATTTCGTAAAGTATCAGTTGCTACGTATGCACAAGACAATCCAGATAATGTAGTAGAGTTAACAGATTTAAAAGGATCTCCTAAATACTTATTTATTGATTCAACAAAGAAAGTTGTATCATTAAATCCTACAAGTTACGGTGATGAGATTGTTTCTGAAGATGTTATCAATAGAGTTAACACATTAATGAATTATTTTAAAGGTGGTATTAATATAAATCCAGGAGGATCATCTAAAGATACAACAAGATCTCCTAAGTTTTCTTATAAAGGTAAGACTATCAATACAGCATTTGATTTGACTAAAGGTCAAGTTACGGCTCTTGAAACTTTATCTGATTTTGTTAAAAACAAAAACGGAGATAAGTTTATTACATTACAGGGACCTGCTGGTACTGGTAAAACATCTGTTATTGGATATTTACAAAATTATCTAGGTAGTGCATATACTTTTCATTACATGGCTCCTACACATGCTGCAACAGCAGAGTTAGCATTTGCCACAGTGAAGACTGGTAATAAAACTCTTCCTGCAACAGTTGCTTCTTCTTTTAGTAAGAAGACAAATGGTTTAACTAAAAAACTAATAAGAAAACTTGCTCTTAGAAATAATGTAATTGTAATAGATGAAGTGTCAATGCTTAATTCTGAGCTTTTTAATCTTGTAAAGAATTCAATAGATGGTGATGTAATTAAAGTTATTTTTATGGGAGATGAATTACAAATCCCTGAAGTTACTGACGAAACTGTGACTGAAAAGCAAGTTAATAAAGCTTTCTCTGAATTTGAGCAAGTTAAATTAACAGAAGTTAAACGTACTAGCGATGATAATATATTGAAAGTTCTTAACACTATTAGGTATAACATTAATAATAAGATACCTAAGATTCCTAATACTAATGTATTAAAATATTTAAAAAATACTCAATTTAATCTTAAACTCGCTGAGTCTATAGAAACTAACCCAGAAGATACTATGGTAATTGCTTTTACAAATAAGACTGTAAAAGAGCATAATGAAAGAATAAGAAAAGAGTTAGGTAGAGTTGGAAATTTACAAAAAGATGATGTTATCATTGGGTATTTGGGATATAGCAGTAAGCAAATTGAAAACAGTGATATTGCTAATAGTCTTCAGTACACTGTAAAAAGTGTTAAGAAAAATGGGTCTATGTATAATATTACTGCTACTTCTAAAAAGTTAGATAATCTTAGAAAACTAGGAGTTGAAAATATTAGCGAAGAATTCACAACAGGATATTATCAACTTAGCCCTAACGATACATTTGTTTTTGATGATATTACAATTGTTGATATGGAAGCTAATAATGCAAAAGTTAGTACATTAATGAAATCTGTGTATGATGCTAAAGTAAGAGCTCAGAAAAATTTTAAAGATTGGTATAAGTTTTATGACATAGTATCAGATGTATCTAGAGAAATGTCAAGAATTGATTTGGGTGATAACTATATATACAATCCTATAACTAATAGAATGGAAAAATATGAAAAAGATAAACATAAAGCACTCAAAAAAGAGTATGCTGAAATATATGTTGAGAAAGGTATTGGTTTAGGTCATGCTGTTACTGTACATAAATCTCAAGGTGCTACATTCAAACATGTATTCTTTGATGCTAATAGTTTACCTGAAGGAGCTGTGTCTATTTTATATAATGGTGATAGAGTAGTTGGTATGGAGAAACATTCATTAATATATGTTGGTATGTCTAGAGCTTCAGATACTTTAACAGTTAGTGATGATAATTCAGAAAACTTTTATAACTTAGATGGATCTCCGTTAGAACAAGAACCGTTTGATTTAGCTAATACAAGTGATACAAATTCTATAGAAAGTACTGAAAATTATATGAACTTAGAAGGAGAGATTTATGAATACTCAGAGATTAATCCTGATATGTTAGAACATCTAGGATATTCTCCAGAAGCAATAGGTAAAATAATGAAAAAAGTTAACGGTTGTTAAAATTTATATAATATGGCGACTTGCCCAAATAAAAATTTAGATTCTTGGAAAAAGTTAGTAGCTGAAAAAGGTGAAGACATGGCTTATTATCTTTGGTATACTAACGATGGAGACATTTCTAAGTTAGTTTCTCCAGGAGAAATAAAAGTATTGAACGGTAATGAAGATTTATATAAAAAATATAATCTTCTAAATAAAGAGGGTCGAATTAAAACCTTTTTGTACAATACAGTTGATCAGGTTAAAAAGATCAACGCTTTTGTAAACTCACTAAATAAGAGTCCTTACTATTCATTCAGTGTAAAGAAAACTCCATCAGGTCATAAAATATTTATTCATGATAAAGGAATGACTAATCAGCAGGTTTCTAGAGGAGACGTAGATTTAGCGCTAAAGAATAAATATTTTCCTGATTCAGATGTAGTTGAGAGTTACGATATTTTAGAAAAAATTGCTAATAGTAATCATCCTTTAAATAAACTAGCAAACCATTTATTAAAATACGTAAGTACTAACAATGTCAATATTGAATTAGTTAATAAGTTAATTAATAATAGGTTAGGTGAAGTAGCAGGTGAATATTATTACGAATCTAATAATATTAAAATAAATAAAAATGCTAGATTTGACAAATTAGGTTCTGAAACTACATTACTTCATGAAATAATACACTCATTGTCAGCTCGAGAACTTGCTTCTAATTCAGAAGTTACAAAAGAGTTTAGAAAACTATATGAGTATGCTCTTAAATTTATACCAGCATATAATGCTGATACTAAAGAAGGAGAATATGCAATGTATAATTTAGATGAATTTATGACTGGAATATTTACAGATGATAGATTTATTAAGAAACTTATGGAAATTTCTCCTATGAAAAGTGGAAATAAGTTTAGTGATTTTTATAATCAGATTTTAGACTATATTTATTCTTTATTTGAAATTAAAAGAGATGACAATTTATACACTCAGGCTTTTTCTGTAGCTAATGCTGTATTACAACAATCATCTGACTTTAGAAAAGAAAGTGAATATGTAGAGCGATATGCTAAAGAAAGTAGAGAAGTTCCAATTGATCAAATTATAAAACTCAGTAAAGATTTATTCAATAGATTGGATGTAGATCTTAAATCTATGAATATAGTTAAAGGTGGGGTTAAACAAACTATTGATGATTTATCAATTATTGGAGCGGAACTTGTCAAGTTGACTAGTAAGAAAACTTCTGAGCTCACTCAACAAGCAATGGAGTTTGCTGTTAATATGATTCAAGAAAAGAATCCTAAGCTATTTAATGAATTACTTAAAAACATTAATAATTATAATGAGCTTAAGAATTTATTTATAGAATACAATAACTCTCCTGAATATAAAACAGCTGATGGTAAACCAGATATAATAAAGATTAAAAAGAAAGCAATAGCTAATGTACTAACAAAAACTTTAATCAATGATGAAGAAGGTACACCAGAACTTACAGAGAATTTAGATAAATCAATAAAAATGCTTAGTGATGTTATTGAATATAGTACAGAGTTTTTCAAGACATCAGGATTTGATAAAGCATCTATGTCTATAATTAAAGGAGAATTTGACGGTGACATAAATCAATTAAGAACTCAAATGGCATCTCTCCAAGCAGATGATTGGATTAAAAATGCTGTAGACTCTGCAGTTGATAAAGCAATAGATGTAAATAGTAGAATGAAGTTAGTTCCTGCAACAGGTAACCTTAAACGACATTATACGTTTGATGGAATCATTCAATCATTTTCTGTAACAGAGTTTATTAAAAGAGGTAAAGAGTTTTTTAGAACAGACGAACAGAAATTAGATGATGATTATAAAAAAGCTTGGGGATCAGAAGGTCATGATTTTTTAGATAAGATTTCAAAGAAACGTTTTTTAGATGAGAACGGATACATCAAAGATGTGTACACTAATGATGATGTTCCAACACAACTTAACATTGGTATACAAGATGCCCTCATGCAATATCTCACTGAGCTATTTGATTCTTACAAAGCTAATGATGCATTACGTACAGATGGTGCTCGTACTAGAATACTTACTGAAAAGATGGTGGTCAATACAAAGAAAAAAGGTGGAGTTGCTTCTACAATTGACTTTCAGGCTTTTATTCCAGACGATAAAGTAGGTGTTAAAATAGACACCCTTGACTGGAAGTTTGTAAATATTGATACTTCTAGAGATGAAGATATTCCTTGGTACAAGAGAGATGATTGGAATAAACAAATGAATCAATATGTAATGATGTATAAAACCGATTTATACGGACTTAAACCTGAAAATATTGGTAAAGCTAGAATGATTCCTTTCATGGCTAAATACGTTCGTTCAGAAAGAGGGAATGCTAGTAGTCCATTATATTTAAACAGTGTTGAGATTGGTAAAGTAGATAGCTCTAAAGAAACTAATATATATTTACTTCCTGTACCTATTACATCTGAAACTACTAATAATCAAAAAATTGACGGATTATTAAAAGCACTAAGAGTTCAGTATGAAAAAATGTATAGTGCACAATTAGCTGGTGGAGAAGAACAATTTGAAAAAAACTTAAGACTTAATCAGTTCTCTATGGCAATTAGATCATTACACGTTAAACTTGATTTTGAACCACTTGCTTCTGCAGGACAAATATACATTGCTGATTTATCTAAGATACTAAAAAACTTTAAAGGTATTGACTATAGTACAATGAGTGTTGAAGATATTAATGCTAAGATGGGACAGCTCATAAACTTTGAATCGGCAGCTGATAAGTTTACTAAATTAGACGACATATTCCTATCAAAGTTTGACACATATGAGCTTAGTGAAGAAGATGAAGCTGAATTATCTAATATTCGTAAATTAGCATTTGATACTAAAGATGTATTAAAACAAATCAAACAATTATATGATGACTACACTGTATATTTAGCTGAGAAAAGTGGTGTAGTTAATGAAGATGATGGTTTATCAATATTAGATGCTGAAAGAGAAGTAGAGACATTAGGTAAATCATTTCTTGAGGCAAGTAAACTTTCTCCATTAGTTATTAGACTTGCTTCTAATTTAATTATGAAAGCAAGAAACTTGATGAGAATTAAAGTTAATCGAGTAATTGATGATTATACCACTATATTAAATAAAGTAGAAAAAGAAGCAAATGCAAAAGGTAAAACAGCATTTGAGATGGTTGCTACTATTAAAGATGGTAATATGCGTTTGATGAGTGAATTGTCTGCAGATTTCTGGAAAGCTTTTGACGCAGCTAAAGAGAATGAAGATAAAAACTTCTTTTTGAAAAATATGGATAGAGCTAAGTATGATAAACTTGTAGCAGAATACGTAACTAAAAGTATAGAAAATATTAGACAAAGAACGTTTATTCCAAATGATTCTGAAAAAAATCAAAAAGTTAAGGAGGCTAGAATTCTAAAAATAAAAAAATCTTTAGAAATTGATAATATAGACTTTGACGGATTTAATGAGTATAAATTTAGAGAATTTTTTATAGCATCAATGAATAAGAATGATTGGTATTCTGATGATTTTAAACAATTGATGAATAGTCCTAATGCTCTAGCATTGTGGAATTTCTTTCGTGAGCTTAATTTAAAAGCTAAGAGGATGGGATATTTAAGTGAAAAAGAAGCTTTATCTTTTTTTCCTGTAGTACAAGAATCTTTCCTTAAGAAATTACAGCAGTCTGGTAATTTTAAAAAAGAAAGTATGGATTTCTTTAAGAACTTCTATGAAGTTAGAGAAGAAGAAGAACAAAGATTTTCTAAACTTGATCCTGAAACAAATAAGATTAGAAGAGTAGTACCTAAATATTTCATGAGTAAAGATCAAGAGATAACTAAGTTATCTAAAGACATGAATAAAGTTGGTATACTTTGGATAAATGCGTTAATGCAATATGAAACATCAAAAGGTCTTGAGAATACTTTATTGGTATTACATAAAGTGCAAGATTCAAAAGGTTCAATTATTGTAGATGAGAATAATAATATTGTGTATGATGATAGAGGTGTACCTAAAGTAGATGTAAACAATAAGTCTACTGCAGATATTCTAATGACTATGATAGATGATCATATTTATGGATTGCAAGAAAATGAGAACTCCTGGGGAAATATTAAATTAACTCAAGCATTAGATAAAGTTACACCTAATAGTGATAAAAAAGAAGTAATTAAGATTAACGTTAAGAAAGGGATGAGCACTATTAATAGTTACATTCAATCATTGGCTGTTGGTTTAAAAGCTTCAATTGCTATTCCTAACTGGTTTGGATATAACTTTCAAGCATATATTAATGGTGGAAGATTTTATACATTTAAAGATTTTACTAAAAATAATATTAAATCTACTACAGGAATAGGTTTTACTATAGAAGAAAAAGGAATAATAGATATACTTGTTCCATTAAATGAAGACTTATCTAAAGAAAAAATTAGACATAATGCTAAAGAACAATCGTATACTAAATGGTTAGAGAGCTGGAACTTTACAGATGTGATGATGGTGAGTAACTCTTGGCCTGAAAGAAAGTTACAGATTGCTAATGCTATGTCTTTTGTAGATAACTCTACAATTATAGATGGTAAGATTGTAAATATTCGTCAATATTTAATGAATTTAGATAGTATAACAAAGTATAAATTAAGTGAGCAAGATAGAATAACTCTTGAAAAAAGTCTTGATTCAAGAGTTGAGCAAATGATAAAAGATAAATCATTAGCTAAACTTGTTAGGTTTGAGAATGATAGATTGGTAATACCTGGCGTATCTGATGAATCATTAGCTGATTTTCGTACAACTATAGTTGAGTATGGTAGAAATCTAAACGGTCAAATGAGTGAAGATAATAAAGCTGACTATCGAAGAGATGCTATTTTTAAATCATTCATGATGTTTAGAAACTGGATGCCTAAACAAATATCTATACGTGCTCTTGATATCAATAAGAATGCAGAACTTGGTATTTGGGAATATGGTAGAAGTCGATTGTTCATGAAAACTATTTTACACTTAGGTGCAAAAAATGTTCTTAAAATGAGAAGTATTTTAAATGGTACTGATGAAGGTCTTACGATAATGCGTGAATTACTTGAAAACAAGAAAGAAGAATATCTAAAGAAACATGGTAAAGAACTTAAAATAACAGAGGAAGAATTTTTTGATCTTGTAAGAACCGAGCTCTCCAATCAAATGAAAGAGCTTAGATTATTATTATCATTGATGGCAATTGTTGCTGCTGCAGGATTTGCTGTAGATGATGACGATGATGAAGAAGATTTATTAGCCAAGAATCAACTTAAATTCTTAGCTAAACTAATTAATAAAACTTCTGACGAGGTTAGTTTTTACTATAATCCTCTATCTTTTCAAAGTATGACTAATGGTAGCTTACTTCCTGCATTAGGAGTTACTAATAAAATATGGTCAGTTATAAAATATGGTACTGTAGACATATATGGATTTACTACTGATGATGAACAATTGATGAAAAAAACGCATAGTCTAAAAGCTTTATTTGACATGATTCCAATATTATCTCAATTTCAAAGAGAGTTATTGCCTATAATTGATCCAGAGCTTGCAAAAGAAATGGGAATTAAACCAACTGCCGAATCTCGTCAGGGAAGATAAACTATTTAATTACTGATATAGTAATTGATATTTTATTTGCATAAATAGATTAGATTTTAGATATTTGCTTTAAATTATTTAGAGAATATCTAGATTATCAAATATTAAATACCATTTTAATAACTATATAGCACTCTAACTCATTATATGAGATAGTAGTGCTATTTAATTTTTATAAACATGATCTCATTTTCTGAATTTAAAGACAAAGCATTAATAGGTTTATTTACATTTATAGTTGGAATGATGTGGAATGATATCCGAGAAATGAAATCGGATATAAAAACTTTAATTATTAATAATAGTGAAAGTAAGTCACGAATAGATGCATTAGAAAGACAACTTTTTAAAAATTCAAGTTACAAAAAACCAATACCTTTTGAGAATCCTCCTAAAAAAGTAATACAAAATCAGGTAGCGATATTAAATAAAGACGAAGATGACTACACCCATCATACAAATGTTTAAATATATTGAAAATCTATGGTTAGGAGACGATGGAAAACCTTCTATTCGTAGAGCTCTAGCTATTGCATTAGTTATTGATTTTATTAATAACACTAATTATGCAATACATAATTGGGAATTAGGTAAAACATATGCAGATATAGCAATGCTTTTGGGAATAGAAGCTGGATTAATTGCAGCAATGTTAACTCTTACTACATATTCAACATCAGTTAAACTACCAACTAAAGAATGAAAAATGTAATAACTACAGCTATAATAGCTATCTTATTAACAATCATTGTTATACAAAAAGCATGCACACCTAATGTAGATGTGACTAAAAAAAATAAAACAGTAACTAAAATAGTAAATGTAAAAATACATGATACAATCTACACAACTCCTAAATTATTAAAAACTATAGTTATTGAAAAAGACACATCTTTACAATACTTACCTGATACTAATTATATATTACTAAAAAATCAATATCAAAAACTTGTTAAAGAACATTTATCTAAAAATGTTTATATAGATAAACTTAACTTAGATACATTAGGTAATATTATTATAAGAGACACTACACAATTTAACAAATTAGGAAAAAGAAGTTATCAATTTAATTTAAATATACCTAGAAGAGTAGATTCTATATTTGTAACAAATACTATATATACTCCTTTAAAACGTCAGGTTTATTTAGGAGTAGGAATTACATTAAATCAATCAATTAGTAATCTAGGAATAAGGGCATCTTTTTTATATAAAGATAAAAAAGACAATATATTTAGTCCTAGTATAATAGTTAATACAAGTGGTAATGTTATTTATGGAATTGATACTTATTTTAAAATTAAATTAAAGAAATAATGATACAGAAACTTATTAATTTTATTATAGAACTGTTTTGTAAAAACTGTAATATAAAAGCTAAAGCTATTGTAATTAATAACTCTCAAAAAATACAAAAAGATGGTAACTAGTCAACAAGCTTTGAAGAAGTATGGACAACCAGATCTTCTTGCTACACAGAGCAAAAATATGATTATGTGGGATGTTCCTGCAGAGTTAGAAATTGGAGTTATTCCTAAGAAGTTATATTGTAATAAAGATATGATAGAACCTTTAACTAAAGCTTTTAAAAATCTTATATCTACAGGATGTGTAAAAGAGCTTAAAACTTGGGATGGTTGTTTTAACATTCGTAAAAAACGTGGATTAACATCTATGTCATTACATTCTTGGGGTATTGCAATTGATGTAAACAGTTTTAGCAATCCCTTAGGTTTAAATAGAGAACAAATTAGAGCTAGAAGACTAACTCCTTTTAGTGAAGAATTTTTACAATGTTTCAGAGATGCAGGATTTGATTGTGGAGCAGATTGGGAAGATCGTCCTGATTTTATGCACATGCAAATTGCATCTATATAATACTATAATTAAAAAACTTTTAGTTAATAAATAAAATATTTATAAAATGTCTAATACTAATACATATATTAAAAGCGGTCTTTGGAAAACGACTAATAAACCTACATTAGGTGAATTAAGTCTTGATGATCTTGTTAGATCTGTTACTTACACTTCTACAATTCCACAATCTTTTAATCCTCTATTTACGGATACTTCTGGAACATTATCTGGTGTAGTTGCTACAGGAAAATATAGCATGTTATCTCCAAAGATTTGTTATTTTAGAGTGTATGTAGACTTTGCAGCTTGTACTAACTTTGGTACTTTACAGTATCAGATTACTTTACCTTTTCCATCTGTTCATACAATGAGACAAGCTGGAGGTACTTTACATCAAGTTACAGGATCTTCATTGTATCACATTAGTGGTGTAACTGATATAGAAGTTAGTAATACTGTACACAAGTTATATTATTCAGGAAGTACAACTGATCTTGCTTGGAAATTCAATACACCAGTAGGAGCAACTACTGTAACTAGTCATTTTGATATTTCAGGTACATACGAAATTATTTAAAAATATAAAATTATGATACCACCAAAACAAATAGGTTGGGGAGTAGAAGAAAACCTTTTATGGCAAATCTCTAAACAATTAGAGAACTTGACAAATGTTACATATAATTCTAGGAATAGCCCATTAAATTTTTTGAACTATTCAGCACAATCATCAAATCCACCCACACCAACAAGTGGATTTAATTTATTTGCTAATTCATCAGGTTTATTCAGCTGGAAAGGTACAAATGGATTTGTTAGAACATTTGATGGTACGGCTAATACAGCGGATAGAATGTACACTTTGCCAAATAATAATGGTACGATTGCATTGTTGGAAAGTACACAGACTTTTAGTGGTGTTAATACTTTTACTAATAGTTTGACAGTAGTTAAAAATCTCTTTGCTTCTGGAAACGGAAGTGTCAATGTTCAAGTTGGTCAAAATACTGATACTGGAAATGGTAATTTTGCAGGAATTTGGATAAACCAATTAAGTACAAATAGAACTGTAACTAATTATGCTTTTTTATCGGATGCAATTAATGGAAATATATTTAATTCCACTGTCGGATTTTTAGATTTTAGGATTGCAAATTCTTCAAAAATAAGAATACATAACAACGGAAATTTTTCAATAGGAACTACAACTGATGCTGGTTATAAACTTGATGTCAATGGTACTGGTAGAATTTCATCTAATTTACTTGTGGGTTCATCTATTACACCAAATAACTTTTCATTGAATATAAATAGTGGTGGTAATGGTAGTTATATTCACATTACAGACAGTATTACAGGCGTAACTTCAGCTGATGGTTTTATAATAGGTGTAACTGCAACACAAGAAGCAACACTTTTAAATAGAGAGGCAACTGCAATGACTTTTAGGACTACAGATCTTGAAAGAATGCGAATAACAGCTGGTGGTAATGTTTTAATTAATACTACCACGGATGCAGGATATAAATTAGATGTTGCTGGTACTGGAAGATTCAGTTCACAATTAACTGTATTGGGAAGTAGTTCTTCTCAACCAGCATTATTAGCAAACGGGTTTGGTATAACAAGTAATCTTGGTAGAACACCAGCTCCAGGAAATGGTATAGCTTTAAGCATAGATGGTGGATTTCAAAATACAGATGGAGGAACTGCGGCAAGTACAACTGTATCAATAGCAAACGTTGCAAGAATACAGCAAACTATTTTAAATGCTATTAATACAAATGTAACATATACAGTTGGTACAACATTAAGAATAGAAGGAGCACCAAATGCAGGAACAAATGTTACTATTACTAATCCTTATGCATTATATGTTAATAGTGGTCAAAGTTTCTTTGGTGGCAATGTTACTTTAGGTGTTGCAGGTAACAAATTAAATATTGCAACAGGTACAAATGCAAGTATTGGTACAGCAACATTAGTAGCAGGAACTGTAACAGTAAGTACAACAGCAGTTACTACTAATTCAAAAATAATGTTAAGTTATAATACTCCAATCGGTACATTAGGAGTTGTTATAGCTGCACCAAGTGCAAGTATTGTGAATGGTGTTAGTTTTGTAATTAATAGTTTAACAAGTGCTAATACTGTATTAACAACAGATTTATCAACTATAAATTGGTGGATAATTAACTAAAATAAAAATAACATGGGAATATCTGCAGGACAAATAGGACAATCATCTAGCACTAAAGCAAAATTACTTTTGCAAATTTCTAAGCAATTAGAATATCTTACACGTGTTATGTATAACTTTGGTAATTCACCAACTACTACTACAACAACTACTATATTATAATATTAAAAGAATCAACAATTAACTTGGATAAAAAACACAACAAAAACTCTAGAGGAAATTTTATGAAAAAAGATGTTATGTTATGTACAGCACAACCTACCGATACATACTTTGTATGGCAAAATCATCTTTATATAGAATCTTGTTTACAGCAAGGTTTTAAAGAAGAACAAATACACATTCTTTTATATAGTCCTACAGGTAGACCTTATAATACTAGTTGGGATAAATTAAAAGAATGTTATCCAAAACTAAATATATTTGTATATGAAGATAAAGGAGTTCAACAATTTTTAGGAACTTATATTCCTATATTAAGACCCCATATTCTTTGGCAACATTTTGAAAAATTTCCAGAATTACAAAATAGAACAATTATATACACAGATTGTGATATTCTTTGGTTAGATAGTTTAAATATAAATCATTTACTAGAAGACGATGTAAATTATGTTAGTGATGCCAATTCATATTTAAATTATTCATATTTTGAAACTAAATATAAAGATGTATTTCCTGAAAAATTAGAAGAAGCTAAGTCAATAGATTTTTTAAAGGGAGTTTGTGATATAATAGGAATAGATAAGCAAATTGCAATAGATAATGATTTAAATACAGGAGGAGTACAATATATATTAAAGAATATAGATTCATCATTTTGGAAAAAAGTTGAATTAGATGTTCTTAAAATAAGAATGTATCTTCAACAAATGAATAGAATTTATTTCAAAGATGAAAATTCTGGTATACAATCATGGTGTGCAGATTTATGGGCAGTACAATTTAATCTGTGGTATTTTAATAAAAAATCTGAAGTTACAAAAGAATTAGATTTTGCATGGAGTACAGATCCAATAATTAAAATAGATACATATCCTATTCTTCACAATGCAGGAATAGTTTCTGAAACAGCAAATGGATACCCTGCTTTTTATAAAGGAAAATATCACATGGGAAGTGATCCTACTAAAGATCCTTATTTAGATATAATATTAAATAATGAAGAATCAAAAAAATATTGCACGTGGTATTATGTTAGTAATATAAATAAAATTAAAGAAAAGTACAATTTAAACTATTAATAAAATGGCAGATCAGAGAAATTTAAAATCATTTGTTCGCTACGATGGTAGCGGAAAGGTTGTTGTAGGCAGCCTTATTCTGAGAAAAAATAAACCTAAAGTAGGTAAGTGGAAAGAAATACAGGGGTATGAGTGTTGTAATGATATTACACTTACCACTACAGTAACTGCTACTATTACTAACTTTCAAGTTAAATTGTTTTGCGCAGGAACATTAACTAAAACATTAATTTCAGGACAAAACTCTACATCAGTAGCAGACCTAGTTACTAAGTTGAATTCAGCTTATTCTTTACTAGGAGTATTCTCTACAACTGGTGGAACAAATCTTACACTTGTATTGACAGGTGCTCAAGAATTGGCTATTTGTTCTAATTTAGCTCCAACCTTTACAGTTACCGCAGTATAATGGCTAAAACACTATTTCCACAACAAATGCTAAGCAATGGATCAGGAGAATTATCTCCTGATACTATTGCTACAAAGTTGACGTACTTTGAACTTCAACTTCACAATCTACATTGGGCTACAAGATCGTACGCTGAACACATAGCTCTTGGAGGCTTATACGATGCTGTATTTGATTTTAAAGATGAGATTGTTGAAAAAATTATGGGCTATTCAGGCACTCGAGCAAAGATTGGTAATCCAGGACAATTCAAAGAATATTCTCCAGGAGTATCTTCAGTAGTTGTATCTGAATTAATAACATTTGCAAAGCAATTAGAAAACTATGCTTCTGCTAATAATATGCCAGACATAGAGAATGTTGCTCAATCCTTATCAGGATCCGCAGCTAAAGTTAAATACTTATTAACGTTAAGTTAGATGCAAGTAGAGAAGAAGTTTTTTCCTAGTATAATGAGATATAACGATGAGTTATACTTTGCACATATTGAAGGAATCGTTGAATCGGTTGATGAACTATGTAGCATGGAAATAACTAATCGTAATAGCTCATATTTATTTAGAATAGCTCCTTCTCTACCAAAATATACTAATCTATTAATAGAAGAAATATTAAAATTCAATAATAGACTAGGCATTAAATTAAACTTGTCAAAGAGTATTAAAACAAGTTCAGTTATTTATTTTGATATTAACATATAAAATCAATATGGCAAAATTTATAAAAACAGGATACTGGTCAGAAAAGAAGACAGGGTACGAAGGAGAGTTAAATTTAACTAAAGAAATACTAGAAACTGCACTACCTCAACAAATAGATATAAATTCAAAACTGCAAACAGTTAATTCAATTTCTGCTTTACAATTGTTTACGGATGCATCAATTGCTTATTTTGATGGCTCAACATGGGAAAGAAAAAGTGGTAATGTGTCGAGTAACGGTGGTTCTTATGCAGGAACATTAATTCGAGTTTCAAGTTTGGTTTATTGGGAGAGAAAATTTAACAATCAAGTAAATGCAAGATGGTTTGGTTTAATAGGTGATGGAACAATAGAAACTCAAAAACTACAATTAGCTGTTTCAAATTCAATTGGATATGAACTTTTTATAGAATCTGGTACATATATTACTAATAATATAACAGTTTATTCAAATACTACTATTATTGGTAAAAATGCTATTTTAAAAATGGTAGGAAACTCTCCATTAGATAATTCAGTATTGTCAATAATTAATGCAACTAATGTTAAAGTTGAAGGATTAGAAATTGATTTATCGTTAGTTGTTTTAGGAGATATTTATGCAGGTACATCGGCTATTGAAATTAGATATTCAAACAATATAACTATTAAAGATTGTTTTATTCATGATAGTAAATATGTAGCAATTAGATTTACAGTATCAAATAATAATTGTACTGTAACAGAATGTCAAATTACAAATACTGATACTGGTATAATTTCAACAGGAGGTATTGTTGGTTTAATTGCTACTAATAATAGAATAAATGGAGGAACTTCTGAAGGAATTACTATATACGGATTAACATCAAATACTCCTGCTGAACATTTTTTAATACAAGGTAATATAATTTCTGACAAAGAGGCGTATGGTATAAGTATTCCTTATGGTAAAAATGGAATTATATCAAATAATAATATTTATAATTGTTTAGGTGGAGTTACTTTAAATGATACTAATTTACCTTTAATAACTTCAGATATTTTAATTGATAGTAATCATATTGAGGGAACTTCTTTTGGAATACGTTCAACTGCACTAAGAATTACAGTTACTAATAATTTTTTAAAAAATTTTATTAATGATGCTATTAACGTTGAAGGTTATATTGGAAATGATTCAATACTAATAGCAGATACTACAAATATATCTAATAATCATATAATATCTCCTGCTCAAGTTGGAGGTAATAGAGCAGGTATTCATATTAAAGACGTAGTTAATTGTTACATAACAAATAATAAAATATTAACTAAAAAAATAAGTGGAGGTAGTGCTATTTATTTTCAAGGTATAATGAATAATGTTTATATTGAAAATAATATTTCAATAGATGGTAGCATAGTAACTCCAAAAACAATTTTTGATGAAAATATTTTTATTATGAATAATAAATTTTCATTTTTTTATATAAATGTTGTGCAGCCTATAAATTATATTATAAAATTAATTGTTGCAGATAATATATTTACTAATTCATCTCAATTAAACAAATTAATATCTTCAGCTTCAGGTATAGCAATTTCTGAAACAATTAGTCCGCAAATTGTTGCTAGAAATAACAATGATGTTTTAATAGGAATAAATTATAAACCAACTTTTCTTGAACAAGGATTTACAGGAATTTCTAAATTTCCTGTTATGTTTAGAGGAGCAGAAGGAGATAACAATAGTTATCCTATAACAGTTAAAGGAGATGGTTTATCAACAATTAATAAATATACTGGTATAAAATTAATGAATGGTAACTCTAACGAGTATTCAAAATGGGTTGGTATGATAGCTGTAGCAGAATCAGCAGCTGCTAATCAAAATGGTTTTAGTATAGTTACAAATGATACGCAAAGATTAAGAGTATTTCATGATGGACAAGTTTGTATTCAAAGTGGAGGAACATTTACAAATTCAGGTGAATTACTTCAAGTAAATGGTACTGGAAGATTCACTGGAAATATTTTAGCACCACAGCACAATATTCCAGCTTTAAACACTCCACCAGCAAGTGCAACCGCAACAGGAACAACAGGTGAAATTAGATGGGCAAATGGATTTGTTTATTTATGCGTTGCGACAAATACTTGGCAAAGAAGTGCTTTAACGACATGGTAAGTATTCTATTAATATTCCTCGCAAGCATAAGTAATGCAATAATGGACACGCTGAAAGACCATTTTAGCGTGTCTATATTCCAAAAACTCAATCAAGAATTTTGGAATCCCTCAGTAAGTTATCGCAAAAAAACGATACTTACTTACAGGGTTGACGCATGGCATATTTTTAAGAGCATCACGATTATTTTGATATGTTTTGCCATTGTTTTTTATCAGAGTATTACAATATATCCTTTGGTAGATGTGGCAATATTAGGAATGGTTTGGAATATAACTTTTGAGATTGTATATAGATTATTAAAAAGAAAATAATAAATTTAAATTAATATGTCAATATTTTTAAAGGCTGGCTATTGGTCAAGTAAGAAAAAAGGTAATCTAGGAGAGTTAGATTTAGATATAGAAATATATAAATATGCAACTGATGTTATTACAACTTCTTTAAATTTAAAATTACAAACTGTAAGTTCTATTTCTGAATTGAAAACGTACACATCTTCAAACTTTGCCTACTTTGACGGCTCCACATGGGAAAAGAAAAGTGGAAATTTAGCGAGCAATGGAGGAAGTTACGCAGGAACAATTATTAATGTTTCGAGTAGTTTTTATTGGGAAAGGATATCTGATTATTATACTCCTGAGATGTTTGGTGCAGTTGGTGATGGATTAACTAATGATGCAAATAAGATTCAATCTGCTATTAATGCAACTGCTATTGGAGGAACGCTAATGTTTGCAAATAAAACTTATTTTATATCAAGCAGATTAACAATTAATAAAAGTATTAAAATAACAGGTGGATTGAATTCAATTGTTACTACAAATGGTCAAAACATAATTGAATTACTTAGTTGCTCTAATGTGAAAATAGAAAATATTAAGTTTTATTCAACATTAAATTCTACAAATGCTGATTTATTTGGTCTTGTTTATGCGTTCAATAAACAACTAACAAATATTACTATAATAAACTGTTATTTTTCTGTTCCTAATGTTCCCCAAAATGGCATTAAAATAATAACAGATTTAACAGGAAGTTATATTGAAAAATTGAATGTTGAAAAATGCACATTTGAATCAATAGGAAGAATGGGTGTTGAGATTCAAAATCATTTATTTGATGGTGTTTATAGAAGTAATAATATAACTATAAAAGATTGTATTTTTAAAGATTTAGGAATGAAAATAGGTGTAAGTCCAAATGGAGTTGAGCATTATGGAATGGCTATCAGTTTTTCAGGATTAGGTAGAAATAATAATTCAATAAATAACATAATTGATAACCCTTATGATATTGGTATAGAATACGCAAGTGGTGCAGGTAGCTATTCAACAATAGCTAATAATAATTTTATAAATATTACAAGAGTAAATACAGAAAAATCTAATGCAAATGTATTTGTATTAAGTGTAACAACAACTGGTAATCTTTCTTGTGATAATTTAGCGATTTATAAGAATTATTGCATTAGTACAACTTCAGTTGCAGCTTGTAGATTTCAAAATCTTAAATATGCAAATATTTACAATAATGATTTTAATCTGAAGCAACCAATTTATTTTTTTAAAATGATGTATTCTACTATTTCTAATAATATTTTTATTTCAAGAGAAGCATATAGTGTTTATACAACTTCAGATAATCCTTTTTTTCCTGTTGCTTATAATATTTGGACTAATAATACATTCGATGTAACAACTGCAACAGGTGTAATAGCTCCAGTTGTATTTGAAGAAGAAAGTAAAGAAAATATAATTGAAGGAGGTACACTAAGAAGGCTAGGAGATTCTAATATTATGATAAATTTTGGTAGTGCAACAAATAATAAAATGGTTAATGTGAAAGTAAATAGTTTACCTAACAGTACAGTATTTAATGTTTCTATGACAGATGCAGACAAAACTCTTGAAGAATTTCAAGTACAATCAGGATTTATAGAAATTACTGGTACACTTACTGCCACAAGAATATTGTATGTACCGTTAACTAATAGACCGCTTTACATAAAAAATTCAACTAATAATTCTCTTGAAATTAGATTAAGAGGGCAAACGGTAACAGGTGTTACTTTACCGAGTACAAATAGTAAAACTTACTTAGTAGAAATTTCAAAAAATTCAACTTCTTGGATAAGTATTTAATAAAATAATTATGATAAGCATAGTATTTATATTTATTGCAAGTATAAATAATGCTTGCATGGACACATTAAAAGACCATTTTAACGTGTCAATATTTCAAGAATGACGGCTGGTGCGTTTGTATTTGACACGACAATCAATAGACCAAAGTTTTACAATGGAAGTGCTTGGGTTCAATTATAATAATAATTTTAAAAACATAATAAAAGAAAATGATAAAAGTACAACCAAAACCATTTGTTAGCCCAACTGGGAAAACAATTAACATTGTAGGAATCAATGCTAAATTCATTAATGAATTTCCTGTTACAGTAAGTCCTATAACTAGCTTTCAATTCTATATAGAATTTGTAACAGAAACTGGTGAGAGAAGAGATGTTATTAATGCTTCTTCAGATGAGTTCTACACTTTTTTAGTTTCTCAAGGAATTCCAGAAGAAGAAGTAAAAGTAACACTTGATCAAACTTTTGCTGCATTATTAGCAGGAACAAAAGAACAAAAATATCAAGCTATTTCAGGACTTGTTAGTTTTTACGGATACACAATGTTACCTATAGAAGAACAAGAAGGACAATCTCCAATTGTAGAAGTTCCTGAAGAGCCAGTAGTTGAACCAGTAGTTACTGACCCTATTGTAGAAACACCAATAGTAGAGCCTATTATAGATCCAGTAATTGAACCCATAACTGAAGAACCTATAGTAGTCCCAGTAGAAGAACCTGTTATAGAACCTGCTGTAATCAATGGATAAAATAGTAGTTACATATAGAGAAGGTATAGATGATAAACCAGATTGGTGGGAATTGTTTATACCTTTATATATGCAACTTTCAGATGGAAATAAAATATGTATTCCTGCAGGATATATAACAGATTTTGCTAGTATACCTCCTATTCTTTGGTCTTTATTTCCTCCTATTGGTAAATACAATAGAGCATCTCTAGTACATGATTATTTATATGATACTCAATACAAACAAAATGAATTAGGTGAAAATATAGCAAGAAAGTTTGCCGATGATGAATTTTTAAGAATTGCAAACACTAGTGATCCAAAAAGTAAAACTAGACATTACATTATGTATTTAATGATAAGATGGTTTGGAAAAAGTGCATGGAAAAGTTTAAAATAAAATTGTAATTTTCAATATTTCATTATATATTTACGCAAACCAAAAAAAGTATAAACATGAAGATTCTAAAAAACGAAGAACCGCAAGTTCAAGAAGTACCAACATTTGATCCAAGTAAAAAATATACTTGGAAATTAGATTCAGAATTCTCATTATCAGGAAATGATTTTGGAATTTTATTGAACTCATTACGTGCTATTTTATCAACAGAAGAAGCACAACGTGTATTGTTAGCTGATAAAGCTAGTCAGATTATGGAAGGTGTATTAGCAAAAGCCGTAGAGAACGGTGATGTTGTAGAAGCTTCCGAAGAGTAATATACTTCTCCTGCATCTCGTAAGATCTGCACGCTGAGGATGAGTAACTTGGTGTACAACAAGCCTCTTAAAGAAGTATTCTTAACTGTACCTAGGTTGCATCCCGTAAGATCTGCTCCTAGGTCTTTTTTTTAAAATATGATCTACGAACCAACAAATAGAATTGAAGTAACTACACCTAAAGGAGATGGTACTGTATGGTATTTAATAGATTATGGATATGAATCTGATACAGTTTATACAATAATAATAAATGCCACTGGAGAACTTTGGCAATTTACTAATCGTCAAATAAGAGTTAAATCAAATATTACATTTAATAGAAATGGCAAAGGACAAGAATTGGATTCAGAAAGCAGTAAATCCTAAACATAAAGGATTTTGTACTCCTATGACTAAAGCTACTTGTACTCCTAAACGTAAAGCATTAGCAAAAACTTTTAAAGCTATGGGTAGTGCCCGTAAAGGTAAATAAAATGGCAAAAATAACACCAGTACCTAATGGATCTTTAATTAAAAAGAATGGATCATCTCTAAAGAATGGTGGTAAGATAAGCTGTTGGACTGGATATGTTAAGAAAGGAACAAAGAAGAAAGGTGGTAAAACTGTTAATAATTGTGTAAAGAAATAATGGCAAATAAACCTATAATTAAAAAAGCTAAGAATGGTGCTTGGACTCGTAAGGAAGGACAAAGTCCGACGGGTGGACTTAATGCTAAAGGTAGAGCTTCTTTAAAAGCAGAAGGACATAATATAAAACCTCCTCAACCTAATGGAGGTCCTAGAAAAAAATCATATTGTGCTAGAAGTGCAGGGCAAATGAAAATGTTCCCTAAAGCTGCAAATGATCCTAATAGTAGATTAAGATTAGCAAGAAAAAAATGGAAATGTTGATATGATATTAGATATTACTTCTTCTGATAAAAATAAATACTTTCGTAAAAACTCTAAACATGGAGTTATTTACAAAATTACTAATCTTATAAATGGTGAGTTCTACATAGGTAGTTCAACAAATTTATACAAGCGATATTATACTCATCTCAATGATATGAGAAATCAAAGAAAGACTTGTGTAAGATTAAACAGAGCAGTTAATAAATATGGTGAAGATAATTTCAAGTTTCAAATAATTGCAAGATGTCCTATGGAGTATGTAATTAGACTAGAACAATGGTTTATTTCTAATTCATATCCTCAGTATAATATTGCTAAGATTGCAGGAAGTAATTTAGGTATAAAGAGATCACAAGAAGTAAAACTTGAAAGATCTATTATTCAAAAGAAAAATTGGGATGATGTCGAATATAGAAAACATCATCTTGAGAAGCTATCTGAGAATTGGAAACACGGATCTAATCATAAAGGAGCAAAAATAGATGAGTCCAAAGTTATAAAAATTAAGATTTTGTTAAAAGAATGTGTAAGTTCTGTTAATATATCTAATGAATTAAAAGTTAGTTTATATATAGTTAAAGACATTAAACGAGGTAAAACCTGGAAACATGTTAATATATGAAAAAGAAAGTAAATAAATTAGGAGTTGAAAACTCCCTTTGGAACAACATTCGTGCTAACAAAGGGTCAGGTAAAAAACCTACACCTCAAATGATTAAGCAAGAAAAGAAAATTAAATCTGAAACTAAAAAGAAATAATAAAATGGCAACAATGTCTAAAGCAAAGAATGTATCTGCTGGTGTTTCTCCTCAGAACAAAAAGAAAATGGGACCTGTAGATCCTAAAGGAGCCTATACTAAAGTACAAGAACGTACTATTGGTAAAATGAAAATGGGTGGGACAATGAAAAAAGATGAAGACAATTCTTCATTTGCTAAACTTGCACCTCCTTACAATAAAGCTACGTTTGCTGATAAGATTGCTGGTGCTAATAAAGGTAAAGCTAAAAATGGTACAGCTATGCATAAAATGCCTAACGGATCTATGATGAAGAATTCTATGATGGAAATGGGTGGATCTTTAAAGAAGCCTTCTGCTGATCAGAAAGGTTTGAAGAAACTTCCTAAACCTGTAAGAAATAAGATGGGATATCAAAAAAATGGTGGTAAAATGATTAAATAATAAATAATATGAAAAAGATGATGACTAAAACTGCTCCTAAAAAAATGGCTGGAGCTATGAAAAAACAAGCTGCTACAGCAATTGCTATGAAGGAAGATGGTAAGTCTCCTAAAAAAATGATGCAGTATGGTGGCAAAGCTGCTTCTATGAAACCTACAGGTATGAAGAAAGCTGCAATGGGTACAAGTATGAAAAAAAGTCCTATGATGGCAAGTTCTACTATGGATAGCCCTATGATAAAGAAAGGTGGTTCTATGAAAAAGTGTGGAGGTGGTTGTAAATAATATGACATCAGGTAAAGCTAAAAAATCAGGTAAGCCTAAGATGGCTCCTAAGGTGAATAACCCTAACCCTAAAGGTAACTTTATGAAAGAGGCTGATACACCTTCAAGACTTAAAAGTTCAATGCTTCCAATGAAGCAAAAGAGACTTAGTAAATAATTTCATTGTTTTGAGTTTTTTGTGATTAATTTGAAAATGTAAAAAGGCTCCTTTTGGGAGCCCTTTTTCTTTATAAAATTTGTGAATAATAATCATTATCAAAATGAGGATTTAATTTAACTTCTCCAGATATATTATCTAAAACTAGATCCGCTTGATTAAGTATTATTTCATTTGGTTGATTACCCATTCCAGATATATGAAATGTAGACATTCCCCAACGATAACACATTGTATGTTTAAGTTTTGATTCATATATTTTTGCATCATGATGAAATGTTATATCTGCATCTTCTCCAACACTTGTATTTGGCCATATAATTCTACTTAAATATGTTTTAGTATAAATGTTTCCATTGTTTATATTAGAATTTTCTTTTTCATATATATTATTAACAAAAAAATACATTCCTTCACTTCTATAAACATCATTTCCAGGATTACTATTTATATCTTTTTCTACATTTTGTAATGCCCAAGGTGTCAATAAATCATCATCATCTAATCTGTATATATATTCATATTTACATTTTTCAAATCCCCATTTAAGTTTAGCAGCTATAGAAATAAATCTTTCTTTATGATTTATAATTCTTATTTTAGGATGATCATATATATAATCAACACTAAGATTATCATTTATTATAACCATTTCGCATTCTGGTGGAAATTCTTGTGCAAGAAATGATTGCACTGCTTCTTCTAACAGATGGTGTCTTTTATATGTAAGAGTTAATACTGATATCATTTTGGTTTAATTAAGCCGTTATCAAAGTAGGTTGGTAATATAATCCAATCTTTACAATATATGTTCATCCATTCAGAAGGACCCTCTGGTCCAAACCATGTTTCTGGTGCAATAACAATCTTATTAGAATATCTTGATAAATAAGCTGCCCACCAACTAAATGATGAATTAGATATAACAAAATAATGACACATAGATATTATCCATAATTGTTCTTCTATTTTCCATTCTTCTAAATAAATTGCATTAGGTATATTTAAATTTTCCTTACACCATTTAATATCATCACTAGCAATTAAATATTGTTTTGAAGGTAACAATTTAAGTGCTTTAAATATGTACTCAGATGTAACTGTAGGATGGTAATTTGGTAAATCTAAATAATCACCTCTTCTAACATGGATTACTGTCATCTCTGTATTAAAGATGACAGGAATCTTTGTACGTATTGTATCTATAAATTCTTTTGGAGGAGAAAATAATGATTTAACTGCTTCGCTATATTTTTCAAAATAAGAATTGCTTTGAAAGTATCCATCATATATAGTTACATCATGATTATTGACATCACTAGGATAATCTATATATAAGTCTAATTTTCTAAATATATTATTTTTAAAATCAGCCATATGTCCTACTTGTTTAGCAGGAACTATAAGTTGTCTATTTTCATCTAAAGCTCTAGCATAAGCATGTGCTATCATAAATAAATTATTACCTAATCTTCCTCCTAATGAAGGTATGATACAATTATTTGTTAACATCTACCAAATAAGGATTACATCAAATATTGAAATTAATAATTTATTATCTTCTCCCATAGGAATAACAAAAGCTTTAGATAAAGCTGCTGGATCCACTAAAATCTCATCTCCTACATTAATGTCTGTAATAGCATCACCCACTGCATGTACTGTGAGATTTTGATACTTTGCTAACATTTCTCTTTCAAGAGCTTCTTTTGTGTTATCATCGACAATTAGTTTACCTTCTTCTTTCTTAGGAAGATCTAGCAATATTCTATTGCCACGTAATGATTTAAAGTTTGTCATTTTATTATTGGTTTATTTGTTTTTCTTTCTTTTTGAATTAACTCAGAATAAAAATATATTGTTATAGGTATAATAGGACTAATTATGTTCATTGCTACAAACTGTTGTGTAAATCCTGCTTCAAACCAATAGTTTAAAATATTGACACTCCAAGAAACTATACCAAAAAATATAGCTGTATTCTTTTTACCATACATAGTAAATAAATATACACTTGCTTCTAAACTTACAGCAAATACCCAGCTCATTATTAATGAATAAGTTCCAGGAGATGATAAAATATAAAATACATGAGCAGCATGATTTATTTGTGTTAATAATGCACAAATAATTGTAATTCTAATTAGTGTTCTTTTGTCCATAACTTTAGTTATTATATTCGTGGTCTAAAATTTTTCCTACTAAATCTGATCTATGATAATCATCATTTAATATTTTTTTAATTTTATTTAAAATTTTATATTTAGCATTTAAAGATAAACATTCTTTATATCCAGGAAATTTTACCATTGGAATATATTTAAATTTTTCTCTTAACTTTATTAATATATCTCTTTCTATAATTGTACCTTCTTCAACTGTGCAAGGAAATATTAATAAAGATGAAACATTATATTTACTTTTTGTTTTAATATTTTTATGCCTATTGTGTACTTCTTTAGATATTCCTACTTTAATAAAAGATTCATCATCTGAATATAAATTTATAATATATAAATCTATGGGTTTATTTTTATTTTCATCTAATAAAGAATCTTTCATGTTATAATTAAACTTATCTTCTTCAGAACATATTCTACAACCATGGTTTCCTATATGATCATTAGGCGTTTGATAAAAACTACCATGTCTTTTACATACAATTTCTACTTTTGTTTTATTGTTTAAATATAATACTTTTGAGTAATTATATTTATTACCATGTAGTTTTATACTAGTCTCTACAAATTCTTCTTTAGTTTTTTTCTTAGGCATTTTTTTCTAAAAAATCAATAATAGTTGTTAATATTGGATTTCTATGATTAGACTTTAGTGTTTTATACCCAACTAGTCCTGATTCTTCAAGTTTCATTGTACTATATATACAACTATTTTTACCTAATTTTTTATCAATTTGTTGTTTAGATCCACAAAATATCATTTTACTTTCCTTTCCTAATCTAGTTATAATTGTTCTAAAGTCATTGTAATCCATATCTTGATACTCATCAACTATGACAACTGAATTTATAAATGTACAACCTTTTGCAACTTCTACAGGCATAATTTTTATCATCCCTTCTTTTTGCATTTTTTCTGTTAGTTCTTTACCTTGACACACTTCTAAATTTTGAATTATAGGAAATACCCAAGGAGCAAGTTTTTCTTCTAGTTCTCCAGGTAATGCTCCTAATTTGTTAGGTAACATTGGTCTAGTAATCCAAATATTATTAAATTGCTTTTTCCTAAAAGAAATCAATGCTGTATGTACTGCAGCTAATGATTTTCCTGAACCAAAATCTCCATGTAAAAAACATACATCGTATTCATGAAACAACTTCACAAATTCTTTCTGTTCATCATTTAAATCTACTTTTAATTTAGGCTCTGTCTTAAGAGTTCTTTTTTCTTTGTTCTCTACTTTCATAAATTGTATTTAAGATTTAATTGATTACGTCTTTCATTAATTTTTTCATATCTGTACATATCATTTTCAACATCTGTATGCTCATCTAGTGTCAAAAGTATAATATTTTCTTTATCTAGGCAAGCTTCTGGATATTTACTTTTAGGTAATACGTGATGAAAGTATGTACTCATTGCTTCATTTCCTAGATATGTACCACTAACTTCACTACAATGCTTTCTTTCTTTCCATATCTCTAAAAAGAAATTATGAGTTGCTATTGTATTGACTTTTTTATCTATTTTATTCTGTTGAGTTTTCACAGAATTTGTTATCTTACTTATTGGCTTTTTGGGAATGTGATTTTTACACATTCCCTTAGACCAAACTCTATTATTGCAACCTTCTACATCACACTGCTTCATATTTTATTTATCTCTCTTTCTATATACCATAAAGCCTTCATTAAATCTTGTTTTTTATTTTCTTTCTTATCTGCTCTAAGTATATACTTAACTGCATTAGCTAAAGCAAATCCTAAATTATAATCTTCAATAATATCTATAACTTCTAATTTGTTTCCTCTGTAATGAGAAGGATGATTTATCATCTCTTTAGTTTCCACTTGATCCATATGCTTTTGTATTTCTTTCTGTTTCTGATAATTGTTCTACTTCTATATATTTAATTAATGGTATAGGTACAATTACCAATTGAGCAATACGATCACCTATACTATAAATATCATTTGAGTAAGTATTGGTAATAATAAATGTAGCCATAATTTCTCCAGTAAATCCTGAATCAATAACTCCTACTGAATTACTCAGTATTAAATCTTTATTTCTTATAGAGCTTCTAGGAAAGATTAATCCCACCATACCTTCTGGAATTTCAACTGCTAGTCCTGTACCATATATTACTTGTTCAGGTCTTGATAAATCAACAGAAGTTGCGGTCAAATCAGCACCTGCATCTGTTTTATGTGCAAACTTAGGAGAGATTGCATCAACGTGTAATTTTTTAAATTTGACTACCATGAATTAGTGTTTTAATATTTTTATACTTTTTCCTTTAATACTATTTCCCATGCAAAGTTTACATACATCACATGTAAGTTTTTTACCCATTTCTTTTGATGCTGGGCAATGAATAAACTCATTTGAAGTATTCATACTACTAGTAACAAAAAAGGCTCTAAAATTCAAATCTTTAGCTCTCTTGTATTCTCTCTCACTCTCAACAGAAGCCATAAAATATTTATTGCTCCAAGGATACTTAGCGTACTGATGTGTATATCCTGTCCAAAACTTAGCCACTTTAGATATATCTTCAACAAGTTCTTCACCTAATAAGATTGGTTCTCCGTAAGTACCAAATCTAATTCCATTATTCTCAACTAATGCTAATAGAACTGATTTAACTTTATCATTAAATTCAGGAATTTTGTCAATAGTTAATTTTCTTAATGATCTTATCTTACTAATTAATCCCACATTAGAAAAACCTTTTCTTACATAACATGATTTTGTTTTAGACTGTGAATAAACGCAATCAAAACAAATTGGTGAATCATCTAATTCAGAAATACTCTTATTCAATGTTATCCAATCAACAGGGAATACATACTGTTGTATGACATTCCCTGTTTTTGAATTATTAGAACTTAATTGAAAATTAAATACATACCCATCTTTTTTAAAATAAAGATTATTATTAAATATCATCTGCTTCAGGCTCTATTTTAAATTCAGTTTCTGGATTATTGATTAACTCAATCACTTCAGTTCTTATTTGATCAAAGAATTCAGGATTATCTTCTAACAAAGTTTCAAATTCTTCTAATGAATATTTGTTTTCTTTATAAGTGATAGTTTTTCCGTATTTCTTTAATAATTTAAAGTCATTACCAAAAGATATAAGCTCACTAATCTTATCAATACCTTTACCAAATTTTACTAAAAACTCAGCAACTCTATAAGGAGGAGCCATTTTATTTTTTAGACTTTTAATCTTTGTTTCATTACCGTAAACATCTGTACCTTCTTTTGCTAAAGTTCTACTCATCTCTAGTATAACATCAGCAGTATATTTTAATACGTGACCACCTTGTGTTGTTCTAGGATCACCAAACATCACCCCTATCTTTTCTCTATACTGAGAAATAATAATCATACAAGTATTGTTCTCAGCAATTAAAGATTTTAGTTTAGGATATGCTCCAGAGTTCAAACGAGCTTTTTTACCAATTGAAGAATCTCCCATCTCACCATCAATTACTGATTTAGGAAGCAAACCATTATCTGAATCAATGATAACTAAATCAATTGCTCCAGTTTTAATTAAATCCTGAGCAATTTGAAAACCTTCATCACCTGACTGTGGTTGACAAAATATTAAATCATCAACATCTACACCTAACGCTCTAAAATAGTTCTTGTCTACAGCATATTCACTATCTATATACAAAACCTTACCACCATTTTTTTGACAGTTAGCAGTAGCATGACCACACAAAGTTGATTTAGAACATCCTTCCCAACCTCTGATCTCATACATTTTACCTTTAACAAATCCTCCTACACCCAGAGCAATGTAATCAATAGCTAAAGAACCTGTAGAAATCAAATCATAATTCTCATATGATTTTTGATTAAGAGATAACACAGTACCTTTACCATATTTCTTATTCAAACTATCCATAGCTTCTTCTAAAGATAATTTTGCTTCTTGTTTTTTTGCCATTATTTTGTTTTTAAATGTGAATATAAATATAATTAAATAAACTTATTCAATCAAGTGAACGTATAAAAATAAATAGCCTAGACGTAAAACATCTAGGCTATATTCATCACTTTTCACAATCAAAATTAACATTAATTTTATTTATTATTTAATAATTGTACTGCATTATCTAATAAATGATGCTCTGCATCTTTTCTATTTTCAAATATAGATTCACTTACAGACCCATCTATTTCTACTTTAAAAACTGGATACTCATTAGAATAATCTATAAGAACAGTAGCATATATATTATTATCATCTAATAAATCTAATAAAGCTCTAGGATTCTGATCAAGAGTGTCAGTTATCGCTTTTGTAATAATTTCATCTGTTAAAAATTCCTCCATCTCTGGTGAAATATTTACACTATTCTTCATTACTATCTTATAGTAATCTAGTATAATTTTACCTGCTGTTGGGTAAGTTTCTAGTAACTCATGCATGTTCATATATTTCTTTTTTAAGTTTATCTAAATTCAAAGTTTCTACTATTGGATCAAACCCTTCCCAAACTTCCATATCATCATCAAAATCCATACCAATTCTTTTTTCCCAATATTTATACAAATCTTCTGTCTTTCTGAAAATACGAAACTGAATAGATATCTCATCTCTATGTAATCCGCTCTTCATTATCTTAACAACCTTAGGAAATGCTTGTTGAAATTTACTAGATGTTTTTGAATATTGACCTTTTCTAACTAACTTATAGTCTTCAGTGTATTCTTTGTTAAGTTGATACACTAAGACAACAAATCCATCTTCATAATCATAATCATCTAAAATTAAATTATTATTTTCATATTCATAACTAACAAACTCTCTAAATCTATCAAAGTTATCAGGTTTGAAAAGAAGATATATAGCATTCTCATAATGCACATCTCTTCTTAAATCTTTGACATACCCATTAATAAAGTTATTATTTTTAATATTATCTTTATTAATATTAAGAGTGGGAACGATAAATAAACTAGTTACATTTTTCTTTACTTCCATTATTTTATTTTTACACGTCCATTACTAATATAATTATCTCTAGACATGTTCCAAATGTCCATATCTTTTGCCCATTTAACATCTTCAATGATTTCAAGAATACCTTTGTATTTTGTTCCTTTGTATTCAAATCCATTCATTGCTTCAACTATATCATCATTACCTAAATCATATATGAGAGGGGCATAATACGCACCACTATCGCATACAATGAAACTAGGAGGATTAACTGTATATCCTTCTTTTACTAAATGATTAAAATGATGTAATGTTAGCATATAATACACGCCTGCTTGAATATCACCACGACGGTATAGATAATATTCTCGATAAAAGTTTTCTACAGCCCATGTACATTTAAGATCATAAATATGAATAGTTTTCTTTTTATGGTCGACTATTAATTTATCAATCATACCCTTCATTTTCAATCCTGCAATAGTAACATCAGTTATTTGCAATTGATTATATACATCATAATTAAAACTATTAGCTAAATTTACAATTTTTCCAATAAATTGATCATTTTGCAATTGCTCTACAATACGTTCTGCGTTTCCTGCATCTCTTAATGATATAACTGTCAATCCTTTGCTTCTAACTTCACGAATTTCTTGATAATATGATTCTGCATCAGACCCCATAAATTTCTTCATGACAGCCTCATATGCTATCTTATATCCAGAATCTTTATACGCATCCATAGATATTTCTTTAAAATCACGTATAACTTCACCTTCTTCGTTAGTAGCTTCTTTTGTATATTTATACAAAGCTTCTACAAATTTTAACATACCTTCTGTTGGTGTAGTTTCACACATAGATGGAAAGAATCTATCATCAAATAATTCTGGTTCTAAAAGTTTAGTTTCCACAACACGACCCATAGTGAGTGCTTTACTTTCTTCATCTTCAATCTTTTCACCAAGAACGTGTCTACGATAGTATTTTTTTCTATCTTTATCAAAGTCTTTTAAACTTGATGAACTATCAGTAGAAATAGCACGATACAGTTTTTCTGCGTTAACTTCTCCTTTTATCATTTTATTCTTGTAAGTTTACCGTCCCACTCATTACCGTTTAATGTTAAAACACCTTTTGCAAATTTAATATTTACTCCAGGTAAACCATTTAATCTTTCTCTAGTTGTTAAAGTATTATACTTACATAAATCAATATACAACATGTCTTCACTTTTTGTAAAAGCAATTGCATTTTTCCATAAATATAAAAAAGTTCCGTATTTCAAAACTTTCACTTCTGTATTACTTTTTTTAAAGTTTTTGTTAGATAATAAAGCATCTACACTTTCATTTGTTATTTTTTTCATGATTAAAATATTTGTAAAGTTAAATTATTACTTATCATATACTCACAATTTGATTCTAAAATTCCTCTACTTTTACAATAATCACTATTAAAGAAATCTGTACCATCCTCATAAAGTATTTCATCATAAGGAAACACATAAACTATATCTGTGTTATAATCTAATATTACTATTTTCATTGTTTTAATTTGTTAAAATCTTCATTTAATCTGTTTAAAAATGATTCTTCGCCATCATCTCCTGATAATAGCCAATCTGTTCTCTGTATATAGATTTCAGCTATTTTAATAGCTTTAATAGCCTTCTTAAACTGTTTTAAAACTTCTTTTTTGTATTCATAATGATTCAAATCTTCTGGGTATTGTTTATACCATTCATCATCATAAAAACTTTCTTTGAGTTCTTCAGCTGTTTTAGGTTTGCCGTTTTGCTCAACTAACTTATCTACATCTTCTGCAATATCAGTAAATCTATACTGTATGTAGTCCCATTTTCCACCGCTCATTGTTCTTCTTCCACTTTTATAACAATACCGTACGTAAAGTTTTTAATAGCCTCTTGTTTAGAATCAGCAGTTACGTATATCCATTCTTTATCTTCTTTTCCGTGAGGAAGATATATCACTCTATACTTTTTCATATTCCTAATAGTTTAATTATTTTTCTAAATGTATTAATGTCTTTACATTGTCCTTTATAAATAGTATTTTCAGGATACCAATAACCATTTCTTATACATATTATATTATCTTCCCATAATTCAAGTCGACATTCTCCTCTTAAGAAATATCCATGAGTAAGAGTTTTAGGATTTATTTGTTCCCATCCTTCTTCTTCTAATTGCTCTTTAGTAAGATATGGAACTCTACATCTATTTATATCTTCTTCAAAATCATATAAAGAAGAAAACTCGTCTCCTATTAAAAATTTAAACTTTTCCCATACATTAGTTTGAAAATTTTTAAATTCATATTCATACCCAACATAAAAATCCCAAATTTCAGGAACAAAATATTTTTTATTTTCCATTTATCTAAAATTTGTTTGCAAAATAATCATGTAACTTAGCTTCTTGTTCATCCGTTAATTCTATTTCTAATACATCTTCTATAAATTCTATACAAGCATATTTAGCTGCTCCTGTTGTACACATTTCATTGTCGTTCACTTGTATATCTTCATTTTCCCAAGGTTTCTCAGTAATAAAAAATCCTATTCTATTGACAAAATGATAACCTGCAAGTATCCAAGATTCTTCATTATCTGATGATACTAAAGTCCAAATAGTATTTGGTTTTGAATAACTTACAGATTCTTCTTCTTCTCCGTAAGTTTCAATCATACAGCCATCATACGCTGAATCTTTGTTAATTGCATTTTTTATAGGGCGATATTCTTCCACCCAATCATCATACATTATAGTTTTCATGTGATTTCTTTTTTAGAATTTCTAAATAAATTTGTCTTGTCTCTATGACAAGGATTTTTGCATAGAATTTGATAAGCAGACACATCTTCTTTTGCAAGTCTTTGAATAAAAGGAACAATATCATCATAAGAGCTTAAACTCCCACATTCTTCAATATGATCAATCTCTATATCAGTTCGTTTAAACCAACTTTTACAGTTTGCACATTGATATTCCTTTTTTAATTTCTTGTTAATTGATTGTGAAGGTCTACTTGCCTTTTCTAAAGCAATTTGCATAGGTTTCCAATATCGAAAAGCATTACGTAATGCAGATCTGATTTTAGAAAAATATTGACTCTCAGTTAAAGTACCAGAGTTCCTTGTCTTAGGAACCCTGGACTTTTTTACAGTTGTTTTCTTTTGTATTGTCTTAGCCATTTGTGACAAAAATAATACATTAGATTTTGTTAACCCTATTAATAATAATATCTTTCATCTTACTAAGATTTGTAATAGCATTGCTAACTTCACTTAAAGAAATTGCAGGAAAGTTAATAGAATACTTCTTAGCTTCTGCTGTAAATCCTTCTTTAACTTTTTCTTCAAGATTATCAAGTTCTCTAATAGCAAATTCTTCATCAAGCTCTAAAGTATCAAAATCTAAATCATGAAGAAGTTTTGTAGATTCATCAGTAGGTACAGTCATAATTGGAAGATATTCCCAACATCTACCTTTACTTTCACCAATACCAACAACCTTTATTGGATTAATGATGACTAATACAGATTGATCACCACACCCTACATAGTTTATCTCATCAGAGGTAAAATGTACAGTTTGTTATCGTAAAGGCTTTTTATCCTTTACTTCTGGGAGTTACCTCCTTATCCGCCTTGGAATATTCTGATTTAATTATCAGACAGCTCAGCATATATTTTCATCCTATAAGGATGTCGAACACTCGTGGGAGAATTATATTTATTCATCTCCTATGCGTTACACTGGTTAATAGCCTTTCGTAATCTATTAACTTAGCACGGTATTACCCTAACAATTTCACAATTATTTTTAAAAGGGTTTCACCGTTTTTGCTCGATGTTTACTTATAGATTGCTCTATAAGGGGGCTACTATTTTAACCCTTCTGCACCACAATCATCTGTATTCCATCTACATTTAGCTGGATCCATTTGCACAACTTTACCTACACGAATGTCAAATGTACCAGTGTGAGCATCTGTAAAACGATTTTCTTCACGGTTTGGTAAATCAAGATATAAATCTATCAAATTACCAATTTTTTCACCATGATCTACGTATGATTCTTCATCATATGCGTCTATTTCACCAGTTCCCTCACATCTTTCACAATCTCTATCTTCGTTCTCATATTCATCGTACCAATCTCCTTCACCACCGCAATCTGGGCAAATGTTTTCTGTTCTTTTGTTAATTATATCTTCATTCTTAACAAGAACGTACTCACCATCTTTTAAGAATATAGTATAATCATTTGGACTTTTCTTCCATACAGCTTTCACTTTGTTATAAGTCTCGCTAATGAATTGCACAAGCTCTGTACCACCGTGAATAGTAACTACATTACGAAGAGCTGTAAAGAATCCCTGCTTAGTAATTCTAAAACTATTCTTCTTCAAGAAGTTAAATAATTTATCAGCTACTTCAGCACGTGGATTTAAACAACACCACATCCAGAAATTATATAAAGCCATAAAATTATCATTAGCATTCAATTCTGTTAGTGGATTATGTTTAGATATTACTAATAGAAACTCTTCTATCAACAATGGAGGAAGACTGCGATTAATACCTTTAATATAAACAGAATTATCATCTATAATAAAATAATTAGCGTGAATAGCTAATTTCTTAACACCTTCTGCTAATACTACCATTCTCTCAATCTCCAAGTCTTTCTTACGTTTATCATCATAAGCTTCTTGAATTGTACAAATATCAAATACTTCTAATTCACTTTTTGCATTACGTACTTTTTGAAAATCATCAACATTAGCAGGATGCTTGCTGATAATATTTCCATCATTTAGTACAACGGTTAATACATCATTTACAAATTTAATGTTTGAATAAGGCTTTATCCTTAATGTACTAGTAGTATTACTAGGATAAATAACAGATGTTGTTGTTTCTTTCAATAACATTTCTGCAACTTTTGTGTCTCTTTCAATAAGAGATTTGAAAAACTCTAAACTTGAATTACTCATTTTTTGTGATTGTTTAGTAAAAATGCTCAATAAATTATAAAATAAATTGAGCATTTTAAATTAAAATAATAATATAATTAACTAATATCCAACTGATTCACCTCTTGTTCCTTAACAAGTTGATAGTTAGACAAATTCATACGCACATGTTTGTAACGACACATATCTTTCATGACAATCATTATACCTTCATTGTATAAAGCATTACCAGTATACCCTTTCATTGTACTGCACAGTACATTAATGAATGGATTCTTAACTAATAGTTTTTTCACACAAGAATATGTATTAAATATTTCCATGTCATAAAGATTATTCTTAGCTGCATATTCTTCTAAATCAAGTTTTACAGTTTCTTTTACTGTATAACTTATTCTACTTTTAGAATATCTAAATAATTTACATAAGTCATCACTTAAAGAAGCAGATAATTTTGATAATAAGTCTTTACATGCAAAAGTAGAAGAGTTTTCAGTATTTAAATTATCTATCAATAAAGCTGTCATCATTCTTTTGAATGGTTTATTATCACCTTTCAAGAATGTAGATAAAGGCATAAAGTTATTAAGACCGTACATCTCTAATACTTTAATTTCTCTATCAGACATAATAACAAACTTTATTTCACTTTCTACTTTCTTAAATAATCCAAATAGATAGTCAAGAGAACTACGATCTTCTTCTTTTGCGTAAATAGTTAACGTCTTCCTTCTATTAAGATATTTACCATCATAAGTTACTGGAACAAACTTAGCATTAGACGCTGTTTCTCTTTCTGGTGATACAGCTTCTTTAACATTAACATCACCTTTCTCTTTAGTCTTACCAACTTTGGCAGATTTAAGTTTAGGTTTATAACTTTTAGCTTTGTCTGCAGAAACCCATGAGTCAGGAATATCAATAGCATCTAAATCTATAAATAAGTTAGTTATATTTTGTAGCAATGTTTGAAACTCTACAATAACTGCTCTCCAATCAGATTTATCATAATTTTTTAATTCCAGTAAATCATAATAGCAACTTAAATCTTGACTATCCCATTGTACATGTTTTTTCTTAGAGAATAATGTAAAAGATGTAGTTTTTTTAATGAACTTAACGTGTTTTTGTTTCCATAATTCTTTTACGTATTTACGTTTAATTTCACTAAAAGATTTATTGTAGATTGCTACCATATTGCTACTCAAAGATAGATTACCTATAGTAACTTTTTTATCCCAATACCTTCTGCAAGTAGATAGTACATTTTTGTAACTACTTAATTCATATGTACATTCATATTCATCAAGTAAATAATCTCTAATTTTATATAGTTGAATTGCTGTAATGTATTTAGCATTAAGTAATGTAGGTGTACGTTGAGGTATAGTTGAAAATCCTAATATACTAGAAATTTCTATATCATTCCCATCATGATTTTTGATAAATCTAGATGAATTAGAATAATACCAAATTGCAGAAAGAACATCATCTGTATCTACAATAGAATCATTATACCTAACCATCAAATCATTAGCAACCAACTCAATCTTCTTTTTGATAATGTTCTTAGCTTCTTGTGTGTATCGACATACACGTACTTACTATTTCTAGTAAGATTAGACTATATCATCATATAAATATAAAATTTATATGCAGGACGCTCTGGCTGGTTATTAAGGAAACTCTATTCCTCCAGTAGTCGTTGAACCTTCTACAGATGTATCTGTAGCTTGGCTGCTGATTGCCCATTGTTACATACTTGTCTCTTTTACTATACTACAGTCATTACTGCTGTAGGGAGTGTACAAGTCTTTAGGGGGTTCCAGTCAATTCATCCTGTTTTAAAAGCACCCGATTAAACACACTTTTTTTACCACAATTTAAACACAGAAACAAAGGTCGCACCATTTGTTTTTTATAAGATTTACCTGATTCAATAGTATGATAGTTACAACAAACCGAAGGATTTTCAATTTCTTTAATTTCTTTATATTTTTCTAAAACTTTTTTATAATCTTTAACCAATCTGTCATATTGGTTATTATTACCTTTAATTTTTGAATTATAATTACTTTTTTTTATTGAAACTTCACTCATATCTCCTTCTAAAAAAACTTTCATTTTTCTATCCATAAAAATATTACTATCTTTATAAATTAAATCATAAAATTTTTTAGCAGAAGTATTTGATTTAGTTCTAATCCAATACATATCTAAAAAACCTTTTCTTTTAACTTCTCTAAAATTTACATTTATATTATTTTTTATAAACCAATTTTTAATTTCTAACATAAACGGTAGAGAAGTACTGCAAAAAAATGTTTCTATTAATGTATCATACAAATAAAAGCCACCATCAGAATCATATAATCCTCTAATAAAATGAGGAATTATTTCTTCTGAAATTTTAGGTATTTTTAAAAAATCTCTATTTTCTTTAGATTTTCTTTCATAAACACCAGCTTTTTTTAAATCATCAAATAATTCTTTATTATAAGCAGTTAATGTATAGTATTTATTTTTTGTAACAGTTTTATTGAAAAATTTAAAACAATTTTTTATCTTATCAATGATTTCTTCATCTTTTGATGATATACTTGTTCTATACTGTATACTTACATTTTTTCTTTTGCTTTTTTGTTGGTATAAACAACCATCTCCATATATATAACCTAATACATATGCTTTTTCTTCTGTGTCAATTGTGGAAAACTCACTTTTATAAATATTTTTCATAGCATTTTTTTGCTAAGATAAACATTAGTTACTTAAGTTAGTGAGTTTTAAAGTTAAATCTTTGTTAATGCTTTCTCTATTAGGTGTGGGAAATAATCCATCTGTTAAAGTGAAACGCAATCCTACACCAATAGCTAGATTAGTAAACTGGTTACCTTTTTTATCAACTAAATCAAGCTTTGCTAAATCTAAAGGATAATACACATTATCTAAACAAACATGCATATGATAGTTATCGCATAAATCTGATACTTGATAATGTTCTGAACGATATATCTTAAAATCATTATTGATTGTTGGTACATCAAAATATACACTCTCAAAATAAGCTAACTGTTCCTTAATTTTACTAACAAAATCACTATAGTCACCATATTTAACAGGAATGATAATCTTAACACCATTACGCTCAGAAGTTGGTTTCTCATACAATAAATCTATTGAGTTTGTTTCTTCTCCTTCGTACATCATATACTTTCGTTCTACACCATCTTTACGACAAGTAAAATAGAAACTAGAAGAATATGCTAACGGACTCTTAAAGCCTAGCGGGCTCTGTTAATCTCTAGTTTCCTAGAGTGTCGGACTATATCATCACCCTATAAATAGGGGTTGGACGCTTTTTCATATGGTTACTAACCCATACTAATTCCTGTTATTAAGCAAACTATATTGCTCAGGTAGTCTCTAAACGTTCTATAGATGTATCTATAGCTTCGCTTTTGATTGTCATGTTAAATTCTACTACTTTATCATATTTTCTTTTAAGAAAATAAGTAGCATCACTATACAAGTAATCTATACTATTTAAAACTTCTTGTTTCTTTTCTATCCACAAAATATAATTAACCTGTATTCTAACTTTTTCAGTTATGTATGGTTTATTTATATTTAAACAACTTGCTATTTTTAATAAAAACTTTTTATCAGTTGAGCAAAAAGCTAATTTAAGCTTATGTTGTTGTTTATGTGAATTAGGTAAATTATAATTAGTTTTTCTAATATATTTATATTGTAACTTTTTCAATATTATACTTCCATCACCATCTAAAAATCCTCTAATAAAATGAGAAATTAAATGTTTTTCTAAATTAGGAAAACTCATTCCTAATTTACTTTTATTGATGTTGCACCCTAAATCAATTAGATCATTACCTATTTGATTTGATACTATATTGACACAATGTTGAGGCTTATAACCTTTTTTAATACTTGAAGGAGTTTTAACTATATGTTTTTGTCCTCCTGCAGCTTCTTTAGATAATTCATCAAGAATATAACCATCTTCTTCTTGAACCCCTATTCTAAAATTAAGTTTTCTATTACCTGAAGGTTGTGATATACAACCGTCTGCATATATAAATCCTAATATATAAGCTTTGTATTCTGTGTCAATTATATTGAAATAATTGTGATTAACTTTATATATATAACCCATGGTATGATATGTTTAGGTTATAAAGTTAATAATTTAATTTAGATTTCCAAAAATTCATCCAATGTTTTTAACGTAAAATTACTTTTACGCTGGGCCTAGTTTTGTTGACCCATCATACCAAGCTCTGTTGTAGAATTACGCTTGGTTGATTTACCATACTTACTAATAATATTTTCAACATCATCTGAATCTAAACCTATTCCGAAGTCCTCTACTGAGAATTCCCAAGAACTAGATGCACTGTTTTGTTTAAAAGTGACTACAATAGGATCTGATACACCTGCTCTACGATGACTGTCAAGTGCATTACTTGCACATTCTCTAATTGTTGAACCAATTGGATCTGAATACAAATTCTTACTTAACATTTGCATG